AAAAAAACACGATAGACGGGCATTCTTTTTAATGCGCCTTTTTTTTGGGAAATGAGGCTTGCCAACAGGCATGGTTCCATTCATGGGGGTTCCGCTGGTTATCATGTGCCTAATGCTTTTGTACGATTAAATTAATTTTATACTTTTCTTTCTATCTATTTCCTCGGTTAAGTATAAATCTCTTTGAGTGATTGATACCGTCCACTAAAACATGACCCTACCTTAAACGCAAGGCCATCGGACAACATCCCCGGCAAACCGGTTCCCACACAGTTTGACTGCAAATGGATGCCTTGATATTAAGGTTGTATTCATTTTCGCCGTAGCGGGAATGCCGGTAGTGTTCTGGATATTCTTTCATCTTTTTTATGCGATGGCATTTGAATTGGTCAAGTGTTGGTATCAAGTTATCTTCCATGTAGATGTTTCGCGGTTGGCCTAGGTCATCGTCTTCGACGGCATAGCCATCTATTACATAAAAATGATTCTTCATTATATGCGCTTTTGTATATGTGGCGGGATTACGGCATGCAATGCAATTTTCGTAGCCCCAATCCATTGCTTCCAAGTCATTTGGCTTGTTCTTCAGCAATGCTCCTTTCTTTGCTCCTCTTTTTGTGAGCAATGGGTAGTATGCGTATTTGGAGCCGCCTCATTTTCCATATGTTGGAGATAAATCGCTGCTACTTTTTGCGAAACGAGCTGTTTTTTTGATCGTCCGCGCATAATGCGGCAATTCCTTCCTGATAGGCTTTTTTATTGGTGATCATTTGTCCCATTACATCTCCTCAGAGTAATTTATCCGCAATAGTTAGTTATAAATAACTGTTGCGGATAAAAAAACTAGGTAACATAAATGCCATAAATGTGCGCTTTCTGCATTGCAAGACATCTGGGTAAAATTATATTAGAAAACAAGATACTTGGCAAGTGTTAATGAACGTACATTCCCTTGCGTTGTAACGTTTCTTTCCGTTCAACCCTTCCTTTTCATAAGTACGTTGCATCGATAGAATATTTGAAAACCTTCAGGTGTGTTCCTTGTTAGTGATTCTTTTCATTCTCAACGAACACACAGCTACAACCATTTTTAAACCTCATAGAGAGCTTTTTTCGCCGAGAATGGCTGATGACCCATCCATTGGGTCTTCAGTCGTTCTCGGCCTTTTTTTGTGCCTTGAGGGTTACTTTGCTACAATTGTGTCTTTTGTGACGATAATTGTTTTCGCATCTTTTGCTACAGCTAATAATGTTTCTTCTTTTACGTTCCTGCCATTGCATCCTTTTCTGTTTCTCTTCTCACGGCAGACCCAAACTTTGGTTTTCTCTCCATTAGAACCATTGACGGTTCGGCGTGTCATGGGAGAGCCACACTCACCACAGAAGACTTTGCCGTATAAAAAATGTGGTTGACCACCTCTATGACCAACTGTTTCTTCGAATTCTTTGTTTGCTTGGAGTTTCTTGGCTACTGCATCCCATTCTTCTCTGCTTATGATTGCTTCATGATCATCAATCAAGTAATTGCTTTCAAATGGGATGTTGGGATCAGGGCGTTTTGTAATCAGGTCTTTTGGATTGGTCTTCTGTAGGAGCTTGTCGCCTTTGTAGGTTTCGTTTTTCAAGATGTACAAGATGTTGTTATGGCTGAGAGGTGTTCCATTTTTTGTCTTAATGCCGATAGCATCCAGTTGTCTTCGGATTTCCTCGATGTTTTTTCCTTGTAGGAAGAGGGAATAGATTAGTCGGATGCTATCGGCATGTTTGTTTGGTATTAGTTTGCCGTCAATGGAATCGTAGCCTAGTATTCGATTATTTCCTAGGTTGTATTCGCCTCTCTTCACCTTCTCCCTCTGTCCCCATTTGACGTTTTCAGAAATGCTTCTGCTTTCATTTTCAGCAATGGCGGACATGAGGGAGAAGATGAATGAGCAGGTTGGATCGTCTGTTTTGAGATTTTGTTCTTCGAATTCGACTGTTATGTTCTTGTTTCTGAGCATGTCGGTATACTTCTTGCATTCTGCTACATTGCGGGAGAAGCGGGAGACGCTCTTGCAGAGGATGTGATCGATTTTCCCTTCCATGGCATCATTGATCATACGCATGAATTCTGGGCGTTTTTCGGCGTTTAAACCAGAAAGGTTGTCGGCGTACACCTCCACAAGTTCCCAATCGGAACGAAGGGATATTAGGGAGGTGTACGCCTTTTTTTGTGTTTCTAGGCTGTCTTCTTGTTCTTCTTGCTTGGTGCTTACGCGGCAATAGACTGCGATACGTACCTTATTATTCTCGTTTTTCGCTGGGATCCTGGTTATTATCATGGTGTTTCTCTCTTGTTAAGCCCATCAGGTATTTGTACTTGTTTTTTGTCTTGCCACTTCTTACTCGTTCCAAGTAATCATTGTAGAATACAGAGTATTGGCTTGGGCTGTAGCAGTTGTTTGAGAAATGCATCTTGGAGATGCATTTCTCACCATCTCGCCAATAGATAGTGATCTGGTATTCGTCAAGTTTGATTTCTTTGATGGTATCATCGAGCCAATAGTATTCTACTGTTTCTTGTGTATCGTTATATTTCTCGTTGTATGCTGTGATTATTGCTTTGTCTAGGATATTCTGGATGAGTAAGTATTGTCCGCATCCATCCTTTCCATAGCATCCCCAACCACCGTTTTGTATTCTTTGTCCATCGTAGTAGAAGTTGTTTAGGCTTCCATGGATCAGGGGTTTTCCGCAATGTGGGCAACATAGGATATCGCCATAGGGATAGGAACAATTGCCATTCGACACATTTCTCATTGCCATGATCTTTTGTGCTTGCTCGAATATATGCCTGTCAACAATGGCAGCGTGCGCGTTTTCAACGCGGAACATTGGCAGTTCGCCTTTGTTTCGGATTTGTTTGTGGTTGAGGTGGTTCTCAATGTAGGTTTTCTGTAGGATCACATCGCCAATGTATTTCTCGTTTCTGATCATGCGATCTAGTTGGAGGCGTTTCCAGCATTTTCCAGCTGGTGGCTTGACATCCCTTGCGATCATGTCATTTAAGATGACTTGCGGTGCTTCTCCATGGACAAAGCGTTCAAATACCTCACAAACGATGGCTGCTTCATCCTCTTGGATCAGGAACAGCTCATCGTTCGTGTGGTAGAAACCATAGAGAGGAACTTTGACTTCTTGTCCTGCTTCGAAGCGTTTCCTTATCCCCCACTTCACATTCTCGGAAATGCTGCGGCTTTCTTCTTGGGCAAACGATGCCATGATGGTCAGCACCATTTCCGAGAATGAATCAGCTGTGTCGATCCCTTCTTTCTCGAAGTAGACATAGACACCATAACTTTGTAGTTGACGTACGGTAGATAGGGTATCTACTGTGTTTCTAGCGAAGCGGCTAATGCTCTTGGTGATGATGTAGTCGATTTTCCCTGCTTTGCAGTCTTCGATCATTTCTTGGAATTGTACCCTGCCCTTTGTAGACGTTCCGCTTAGTCCTTCATCAGCGTATATGTTAACAAGATCCCAATCTCCTCGTGTCGCAGCTCTATAGCGGAACGTCTCCATTTGGTTTTCTAGGCTTTCTATTTGGGCATCTTTGTCTGTGCTTACACGGCAATATGCTGCGACTCTCTTTCTAGCTGCCATTTTAGGCTGTTCTATGCGTGTTACTGTTTTAGGCATGGATTCCCCTACCCTTCTGAAAATCATTGTTCTCTTTGCTTAAATGCCTGTTAGAGAGCAGGATTCCTCTTTTGATCATCTCCTGTACCTGATCGAACAGTTGTGGAAGAACAATAGGATCGTGATGCTCTGTGATGTAGAACCTATCACGATACCCATTGTTCTCCACTTGTCTTCCTGGTATTAGGCATACCGTGGCATGGGAATAGTAATCTCCCTTGTAGACCACATTCGTGAGCATGTATTTCAATCGTTTCTGACTCCACTTGTAGCCATTGGTTTCATTTTCGTCCAAAGCTTTCTGGATATCATGATAGCATTGTCCATCAGCAGCAAGTTCAAAGGCTTTTCTCACTCGTGGTGCCTCTTGTTCATTGATGATCCAGTTATTATTGCTATCACACTGGTACCCAAAAGAAACCCTGCCAAAAGGTCTTCCTTGCATTGTCTGTTGTTCATGTGCCTGGATTGCATGTTGGCTGATGCTGTGGCTTTCTTCTTCTGCGATAGCAGCAAAGATGTTCAAAAGCAAGCAACATGTTTCATCCTTCGAATTCAAGTTCTGTTCCTCAAAAATGATGGTTACGCCAAACCTTTTTAGTTCCCTGATCATACCAGCGCATTCCGCCATGTTGCGGGCAAAGCGGGAAATGGATTTTGTGAGGATCAAGTTAATCTTACCAGTCCTACAGTCTTCTATGAGTTTCTTTAATCCAGGTCGTTTATCCACATGTAGTCCGCTTTTCCCTTTATCGCCATAAATACCGACTAGCTCCATGTTTGGGTTAGACTTGATCTTATCTGTGAAATAACTCACTTGCATCTCATAGGATCCTTCCTGCTCTTCCCTATCCGTGCTTACACGGCAATAAGCAGCAGTCTTAATCTTCATATCCTTGTGAATTCCTTTCTGTCCTGCCCCAAAAAGGGCAGGACAATGTTAACTCGAAGGAAAACACATGGCAAGTGATATCAAGAAGTTTTATCTGCTTTGTTCATAAATTACTTCGATCATTTTCTTGAACTATATCAGGAGGCATGGGAGTAGCGTGACGAGATTGCTTTAGCCCATCTAACAAACTTGGAAGCCCATGCATATGCAGCCGATATATACCTGAACTTCCAGAAGTTCAGGTATAAAGCTGGACTTCGTATCAGATACGAAAAATTCTACTTCCAGCCTACCAAGGGATCTCTTCGATTTGATTATGCCTAAAGGAAAATAGAAACATGTCTGAAGAGCCGAGAGAAAGAACGGTCAGAAAGATTCTGGCAGAACGTCATACACGGAAGCCATATGTTGCGGCCTACATCCGGGTGTCAAGCAAACAAGGAAACCAGGAAGAGCGCTATGAGGCTCAGGCCATTTATTACGAAAACCTGATACGCTCAAATCCTGAATGGGATTTTGCTGGTGTGTATGGCGACAGGCAATCGGGCACTCGATCAGATGGCCGTGAAGAATTCCGGAGAATGATTCATGACGCCTTGGCTGGAAAGATAGACCTCATCATCTGCAAGAGCGCAAGCCGCTGGGCAAGAAACATCGTTGATGGGCTTCATTCTATAAGGCTCCTGACCGGCAACAGGGTCAATATCATCTTTGAGCAAGAAAACATAGACACCAGACAACCAGGCAGCGTCATGCTGCTGAACCTCTCCCTGGCGACAGCCCAGGCGGAAAGCGAAAGCATCAGCGAGAACCTGAAATGGCTGTATCGGCGTCGTGCGGAACAGGGAATCTTTATTGCCCACAAAGGGAAGTATTTCGGATTTGACACAGACGATGGAAACTTCCGTCCCAACGACGATGCGACATACATAAGCTTGATCTATGACAGCTTCCTGGCAGGGGAATCCTTGACGGCGATTGCCGAGGCGCTGAATCTCCTTGGGATCCGCAATTCATGGGGCAATGAGTGGCAGAGAGATACCATCCGCCATATTCTCAGCAACGAGGTCTATGTTGGCGACATCCGGATTCAAAAGAAACCGTTCAGGAATGTGATTACACAAATGCCAGATGAGGTGCAGATTAGCAAGTACATCACAGAGCACCATGAAGGGATCATTGATAGAACAACATGGGATAGAGTTCAGAGGAAGCTTGCCGGACAGACCTCAAAGTACCGCCGATACGGTGATCACATGGTGCCTACCGATATGGATACCATGGTGCTGGATATGGTTCAAGACGGTTGGTCTGGAACAGAGATAGCAGATAGGCTTGGGATCACTATCGGGCAAGAGAAAACCTGTGTGAGAAGGCTTAAGCGCATGGGACTGTTGGAAGACCGCAGCTATGACAGTACGGAAAAAAGAGAGAATGAGGTGTATCAATACTTGTCCTGTAATGGATGTGTCCGCCGTAAAGATCTGCTGGAGCAATTCGCATTCACAGGAAAACAGTTGGATCATGTGCTTCTAAAGCTGGAATGCAGCGGGAAGATCAAACGTGAAGGAAGAGGAACATGGAGGGCCGTGCTTGTAGAGGAAAGCTTTACATAGGTATATGAAGAGCTATACACGCATGCCACAATATATTGTGGTTTTTCTCTGAATCCAAAATGGCTAAAATCAGTTTTCCCCCTGGGACGACCTCTGGAAAACTCAATCCCCTGACGCACTTCGTACAAAATAGCTTAAAAGCTCAATATATAGTGGTTTTTAGCGCAAAAAGGCACGTTTTCCGACTATATAATGTATGCTTTCGGCGCGGAAATCTCGTGAAAATGAGGTGGGGTCATACATGAGTTTGTACATTTTCGGCGCTATGTCCTTCCCACGGACTATATGGGGTCAAAAAATAGGGGAATTGATAGCCGCTGAAAGAAAAATGGGTGAATTAAGAGCCGATGGGAGAGAACGTAGTTCGTTCCTGGATTAGGAAAACTCTTTGTTGATATGACCGCTCTGGGTACGGAACGGCGATATGAGCGGAGAGAATGCTCAAAGGCGTGTGGATATCCACGGTC